AAAACTACCCCTCCTAAGAGTAAAGTAACTCAAAGGGAACCCACCTACGACTGAGTTTTGTCGTAGGTCTAGACCTAATACCAGAGGCCCACTCGATGAGCGGACTTGGAGCCTCAGTGAAGAACTGAAGCAAAGATCTAGCTGAGTGATCGGGAAGGTAGCCAATGCTTCCGCGAGGAAGGGTTAGCAGGCCTTCGACCTGATGGGTGAAAGAATTAAAGCGCTTCTTAGAAGGGCTATAAGACTTGAACCATGGTCTTTTCCAACCAAATAAACCAGAATCCGGCGGCAGAGTAGCGATCTCGAAAGAGAACTCTTTCTCTGTTGTCGATTGGATCCAGGCTGCGGTGTGGTGGTAACCCTTCTTAAAGAAATTATTACTTACCTCAACGCAGCTGATCACGGATTCTGGGCGGGACCTCGAAGGAGGCACCTTGATACGTGCGGGAGTTACATCAACTCCTGCATAGGCATCAAGACCACAGGACTCACGGAACTTTCCAGACCCGTGAGTTTTGCTGTGGTTAACCTTCAACTGAAGGAAGTGCAATATCTCCTTCATCAGTTCCAAACACGTCGTTGGGATGATAATATCATCGCCAAAGACGCGGACCATTCGCGAGTACTGTCTAATCGTCCTACGCGTGACGGGGATGCCTTCCGAATAAAGGTAGGCAACAATGCCACACGTCGCAAAAAGGATGGATTGAACAGGAAACGTGATAGCCGAACCCATACAAGAGAGCTTCCTCAAAACGTAATACTCGTTAGAGGAAGGATCAATCGCATTGTGGATCCATCTAGTCCGTGAAGCATGAATAGCTTCAAGGAGAAGAGGAGAGGCTCGAAAGAGCCGCTCAGCGGTCCAACAAGAAACGCGATCGGAGGCTTCACTCAGGTCAACTGTAGCGAAGTCACCGTGTATGGAAGCCTTCAGTGCGGCGAGTTTATTTGGTTCCTGGGTCCGAAAAGTTACGGACTTAGAAATCAAACTTGTCGAAACACGTGAAGAGAGATAATCGAGGATGATTTGCTGACACCATTGGTGTGAAGTGGGCTCCGAGGCAATAAGCCTAGGGCCTTTCATATCTTTGGGTACAGCAATCAGCTCCGAAGGGGGCTCGTGGTTAACTAAGCCACAAGTTTGGTCCCCATCTCTTGAGCAATCAGCGGCCAAGGACATATTTGCATAAGCGAATATGTCGGATGGAAACTGAGAGTTCAGCTTATCAGACCAGTACGGAAAGCTATACTTCGAAAAGTATCGCCCTCCTCTCCGGTCCGAGACGGCACCTGGTCCATGCTTCGCTCGCCACTCGGTAGGGCAGAATTGCCCGAACGATCCGACGATGTAATCGGCGGCAATTTGTAAGCCGTCGAGAAGTCTAACATCGAAGGGTATGGCGAAGGAATCGGCTTCGTCAGTTGGACAACGATCAGTACGATCGTCAAACAAAGGAAGAAGACGATCAGGGCGATCAAGACCATCTCTAAAATGGAGAAGGGTCTCACGCGCTCTGAATTCAGTTCCCGTCCATGGTAAGGACGGTAACCGAAGTTCCCTGTCGACTGCGAAGAATGATCTGACAACCGAAAGTCGTCGGACATTTGAACACTCCAGCTCTAGTTTCTTGCAACAGTTGAAAAGCTGACGCAAGGCTCTAATAGCGGAGACATCGCAGTCAGTGCGAAGTAATCCGTTAACATCGAAGACGCGCAAGTACAACCCTCGAAATAACTTCGGGATCGTACATCCCCTCTTCCAACTCCCAGAGTATGGGATGCCGGAATGGGAAAGGCGCTGCTGATTCAGGCACTGTTCAAGGTGCTTTGAATAGGCAGGGAGATCTA